GTCAATGAGCCTGTGTAAATGGCTAGTGGAGCATCATCACCCCACTCAGCCACTTCAATCATACTGCGATTGCTTTGCCGCTTGGCGGCGATACGTTGTCCTAATGACATTAGGAGACCGTATCAGCAGTCAATGCGCCGTTACCTTGAACGGTAATGGAAGCCTCAACCATGCCATCAAATGATGAGTTGATTGTGCGACCAGTAACGATGGCAGAACCAGTCAGGTAAGAGTCGCCAGTTGTGGAGCCTTCTGGGTACACGTTCAACGTGACTTCAGCGCCCACAGTCAATGCAACTTGACCGTTGGTGTCGGTTTCGTCCCAGTACACTTCAACAGAGCCACTCCATGAGGTCAGGCTGGGTTTGTATGTACGGGCGGCATCGCCCATCGTGGTATCTTCGATAGTGTCAGCGGTTGAGCTGATTGAGAATGAACGGACTTCGGCGACAGCGTTAGCGCCTACCTTGACGGTTCCTTCTGAGCCTTTATGTGTAGCCATGATTTTGCCTTTCGGTTATCGGGATTTATACAGTCCCACGGGTGAAATTATACTGAACTCTTGCGGTTACGATAACCCCTCCAATCGGGTCAATTGAGCCTTCATCAGTCTCAACCGAAATGATTTGAGTGTCAAGCGCATAGCCCCCGCGAGTTCGGTCTACGTCTAGCGCGTTCTCCATCGCCTCAACCAACTGGTTGCGTGCGGTGTCCAATGAGGTAGCCTTGACGTAACCAATCATTTGGTAATCAATGCTGCCCTCGCGTAATATATTTGAGCCGCCAATGGTGGCATCCTCGCGTGTCTCTGTGGAGGACTGAACCAGAATGGCAGGGAATTGTGCGTTTGATAGCTTTTCGAAATCAAAAGGTTCACGGGTGACGTACTTGGCTTGCACAGGCGTAGTCATAGCCGTTAATGTGGTCACAATGTTTGCGGCAATTGATTCTCGTTTACTCATACTTTAATTCGCTTAAAAAAGAACTTCCGCAATCTATCCTGCTCAAGCGCGTTAAAACCAAAGAACGGTCTGGTCTTATTGTTAAACGCTGCCTTCTTCGCCTCTGTTGACCGTGTAAAGTAAATCTTGGCAACGCCAGACTTAACCTTTGCACTAGCCATTGCACCAAGCATCTCGCCTCGTAAACTCAGATTCACGGGGCTGGTGGGTGCGCCACCGAATCCTATTGTCCTATCAGTAGAAGCCCAACCCTGACCTTTACGTTTAACGTACTCAGGCGTATATGCTTTAAATGCACCAGAGTACCCAACGCCTTTTTTTGTCCTGTCCAAAATCACATCTGTACCGAACTGAGCCGTTTGAATCAATGCTCGGTCAACAGCCTGCGGCATCGACTTCTGCATCTTTGATAGTTCTCGCTCCAACTTCTTGGAGTCAAAAACCATGTTTATGTTCATCGGTATAGGCGTCCGTGGTTAATCGGGCGCTTTTCCTCATCGGTAATCACTGAGTCATCATTGGCATCGTACTCAACGCCATCCTGCAAAACGCTCTCAAGTTCCTCCGAATATCGGCTTTTGTAAAACTCAATCATGTTTTGGAAACGGTCGCCATCAACCCAGTTCGTGAGTTTAGGCAAAGCGTACTTCCACAGCACCAGATAAGACGCTGTTTTAGTCCATTGAGAATCTGTTAGCAGGGTAGCGTCCATCTCAGACGCCAACTGCAATTTGGGATACCACTTAGACCGAATAACACGCTCAATATCGGCTTGAGCCAATGCGTGCTCATTAGCGAATGAGGCAATACCAAAGTCCAGAATATCTGGAACGATTGCTTGCAAGTCTGAATCTGTGCTGAACGCCATTTGTTAATCCTCAGTTAAAAGACGCCCCCACACCACTATGATGCAGGGGCTTTCTTTTACTTACAGACCAGCGTCAAAGTACATCTCAACGCCATAAGAATCGTCCAATTCACCGACACCGTAGATAGCGGTAGCGTTCAATTCCCATGCGCGGTTAGATGCGTCACGCTGTGGCTCGATGTTGAAGTCACGCTTCATTGCCAAAGCCAAGGCTTCAGGAGCGAAAATCGCGCCTTTAGCATCGCCTGAACCATCGATAGTCACGTTAGCAGACTCGAAAATGTCGATGCCAGCGATAGTGCCGACATAGCCATTACGCATTGCTTCGTTCTGCAAGTCACCGCCATTGGGGTTGGCAAAGGTGTTTGTCAGGTTAGCTTTCAAAGCGTAAGTCTGATAGGGGTGGAACACACCAACGATGCGACCCATTACCTTGTTAGCACGCAGGGTTGCAGCGGCTTGGAACAGGTAAGCGGCAGACAGTTCGGTAGTCGTAGCACCCAAAGAGCTTGAGAAGCCATCG